AGGTGCTGTAACATCTAAAGTTCCTAGTTCAACAAGAACATCACCATCGCCATATGCAGTTGATGCTGCGTTTGTTGATGCCAATGTACCAGCAAAAGATTGTATCTTTCTAGTTCCCATTGATATTAGTTGTCCAGTTGAATTTACTGAAAAACCTGTTTCTGTGATCACGCCAGTAGAAGCTGCTTTGTTAATTACGTTAAAGCCACCTTCTGATCTGACCGGACCGCTAAAAGTTGAATTTGCCATATTGGTCTCCTTTTCCGCCAGCACAGTCTGAGACATTGTCTACTGCACGAGTCCATACTGACTATTTATAAGTATGCAGTGCGTTGAGTATATTCTTTTAATGTGATATTTGCAAATAAAAAGGGGCCCGAAGGCCCCTTTAAATTAGTTCTTTATACTTAACTATTAAGCACCTGGTGAACCAAACATACCACGCCAGTCAGAAAAGCCGAAGCTGTATCTTTCCCTAGCTTTGTATCTCATGTTACCAGTATCGAAGTCGCCTTCCATAGCAGTTTTAATAGCTGCTCTGTTAAACATCTTCATTCCGTTAGGAACATCAGTTTTAATGAAGAAAGCGTCTGTGTCTGTTAGGAAGTTGTTTACCACGTATCCTTGTGGAATCATTCCTTTAGAAGACAGAGCGTTTAAATCATTGTCTGAAGTTCCAACTCTTGCTGGAGATTTTAAGATTCTTTCAGCTGTGAACTGTAGCTCAGAAGGAATGATTAATTTCAATCCTCTTGCAGCAATTTTTAAGCCTCTTTCATCTTTAAACGCAGCGATGTCAATCATAGCTTGCTCTAGTGAAGTCTCACTTAAGTCAGCTGATGTCGCTAGTTCGTTTGATAGATCTCCTGCTCCAACAGTCGGGTGGTCAGTAGCAAATAATTCTTTGCTGTCTCCACCTGGGAACGAGCTGCTAAATCCATTGTTTAGGACGTTAGCTGCTTTGATCTGCTTTGTGTTAGCCATAGATCTTGCTAGTGCTTTAGTATAACGTTTAGCGATACTATCATACAAGTTATCCTCAACAGCTTCTTCAGTGATCGCGAATGCGAGCGCTACTGTTTCATGAGTATAACGTGAAGTGAAAGACTCGTTTGCGTTATCGAAAGCAACGGCAGAACCTTCTTGCTTAACTTGCGCTTGTGCAAAACCAGATAACATTACTTCTTCCTCAAAAGCTCTGTCAGAGTTCTCGACGTCAAAGATTTCTGCATGCTGGTTTTCGTAGTTTTTGTACTCAAGTCCGAATAAAGCATTCAGACCTGGCTCTAGCTCTTTTGCTAGTTGTTGTCTTGATATAGCCATAATTTATGTCCTCCTGCTATTACGCGTCACCACCAGTAGTCGTAAGGTAAAGATGCTCGTTAAATTTAACGATATAATTACAATTCGCACTAGCAATGTCATTGTTTGATGGGTCCGCTGACGGTTTAATAATTCTGAATTGTGCAGTAGCACCAGAACCAGTAACTGATGATGCAGTTGTAGATTTAGCGAGACCTGTTGCAGTGTCGCCAGTTCCTAGAACTGAGTCAATGTTGTTACCTTGTGCTGCTTGAGCTAGGGTTCCTCCTGCTTGCACTTCAAACAGAGTATTAGGGTCGTCAAAAACGAACGCCGTTATTGTTTCACCTGTAGCCACATTAGTCTGTGAGTACTGGTTTTTAAAAGTTGGTTTTCCGGTTGACGGGTCTTTAGAAATGAATACACCGTTTAAAACACCAAGATTTTTAGTGCTTGTAGCGGTACCAGCCGTAATAAGACCAGATGCATTTCCAACAATCATACCTTGAAATAAATCAAGGTTAGCATTGTCAGCAATTTTGTATTCAGCAGTAGCCATGTTATTTACATCACTACCTAATTTTCCCATCGCTCTGAAACCAAAAGGGGCATTTACATTTGCCATATTTGTTTCCTCCTTAAAGGGTTATTGTTAAATCGATGGTTGAAAAAGATTAGTCTTTTTTCGAGCCACCAAAAGTTACACGAGTCTGTCGATCTTGATTGATCGGCATACTTGGATGCTGTTCCTTTAAGACATCGTTTTCTAAAGCATCATTACGATCTTGCGTCATTTGATTAAAGTACGCTTCTCGTTGCTTTGCGAGCTCTTCGGGTATCCTTGCCAGCACAAGGCCACCAACCCCTATCACTCCTGCGTATTTACCGTCATTGACACTTGGATAATTACTATCTGGATATTCATCGGATCTTACCAAATCCCAACCAGATCTCATTTTACCGGACATGTTTTTTGTATCGTCAAAACCCATGCTTTCGGCGCGTATCCATCTATGTCTATAACCGTCTGGCGCAGGCGGTGCATCAAGTGATGATGGAGGAGTCCAAACTTTAGGTCGTTCTTCTTTAACTCTAGTTTGACTCACGCGGGAAGTTTTTTTAGTTTTCTTTTCCATATGCTTATACCTCCTTCGCGGCTAATTGTTTCGCATATTCTTCTAGCGGCACACCTAATCTTTTAGAAATTGCTACCTGTGAAGGTGTGAGTTTCACGGTTTTTCTGCGTCCTTTTGCTGCTGGACGTTTAGCACTTGCAACATTCTGAACAGGTTGTTCAGATGTAGTTGGCTCCACTTTATCAAATTTATGTGGGAATGCAAGTCTAATTCGTTTATCAACCTCAGAATAATATTCATTAGACTGTGGATCAAAGCCCTCATCCTCTACAAGTTGTCTATGTATGTCAAATGCTGTGTAAGTCATAGCATTATCCGTACCAAACCAAGTGTTTTTAGCAGACCAATCTTGTGCTTTAGGGTCAATTTGCTGCGCAGCTTGTTGTATGTCTTGCTGTGTAGGCATTCCTTGAGCCATTTGAGCATAATTTTCTTGTTGTGGTTGTGCTTGTGGTGCTCTTTGCACACGTGCTTCTTGTTGTTGTTTAATTTGATTAAGCCTAGCTTCTTCCATAGCCATTTGAGAAATGACTCTTTGAGCGTCAACTTGTGCATCAGCATCACCATCAGCTATGGCTTGTTTTAATTTAGCGTTAGCTGCTGCCATGCCTTGAGTAACTTTTTGTTCTAGTTCTTTTGTGTAACCAGCACCAAGTTTATCATACTGAGCTTTTTGTCTTTGAGACTGATCGTGAATGTTTTTTGCATACTGAATAGCTTCTTCTTTTTGCCTTTCAGCTTCTCGCATTCTACGAGTTAATTTCGCAATTCTTTTATTAACTCCTTCACTGTAGTCATCGAGCTCTTTTTTCTGTTCGCCTTCTTGAATATTAGGCTGCTCATCAGATTGCGCAGATGTGTCAACGGACTGATTGTCGTCCTCAGTAATTCTTTCAACATTTATTGTCTCCTCTTCTAAAGATTGTTCTGGTGCTATCGCATCAAGGTCTATCTCTTGGGCCTGTTCGTCAGCTTCGCCAACGTCTATTGTTTTTTCTTCGTCTTGCATAGTTAATTCCTCCTATGAATTACATTGCGTGCAAGATATCTTCGGGATTATCTATTGTCCCTAGTATCTCGTCATCGTTTAACATTCGTATCTCACCACCGTCAATCTCCATGCGTGATCCTGCATACCTTGCAAATATCACCCAATCTTTTTCTTTGCACCATGGACCTGTGGGATATTTGTCTTCGTCTTTGTAACAAAGATCACCCATCTTTAATACGTATCCAACTTGTGTTGCAACACGTGCTCGGTCTAATGTTTCTTGTGCAATAATAATTCCGCCTTCGGTTTTTTCTTTAACCTTAAATGGCATAACAAGTATACGCCACCCAGTAGGGTTCGGTAACTTTTCTAAACTTGTTTTAGTTTCTTCGTGTTCTATAATTTTTTTCGCGTCTTCTTCTGCGTTGTATTTATCTTCTAATGCGTGTGACGTTGTCATCATCGTTATTTGGCTCCTTTGGTTCAAGCAGGTTAGAGAGTTCCTGATTTATTAAGTCGATCGCATGGATCTTACCTAAGATATATTTGTATTCGTTCATGTTGTCAATCCCTCCGTTTGCGAGAGTTTGCACGAGGCCGTCTAGTGTGTTTTGCATTGTTTTCTTTAGTTTGTACACTACGTGTACTGGATCTGTAGCTTCTGACATTTAGTTTCTCCTTATCTCCAAGGCCCTTCCAAAATTCGTCGAGAGCGTTCTTGGGTTTATCTTCATCCCCCATTTTTCCCCCTAATGTAAAATTAAGTCAATCTACTTTTTCTTGAAAATATCTGCGCCCTTGAGTCCGTATATTGATGCGACCACGCCGACAAACAGCGTCTGGTACCAGAAAGGGAGATTGTTAAACTGCTCAAAGAACATGTGCAATTTCTCTTGTATCTGCGGATCATCTGAGAATACAGACCATATCAATAAAATCACTGGGGCACTTACGAGGATCAAAACGAACTCGTCTTTCCATCC